AAATATCAACGTTCCAGAATTTAGTAATGTGACTGATATTGACCCGCCCGATTATATGGACGGCCTAGAGTTTGCGCCGATGATTTGGCGGTCCATCGTTCCTGAATTACTTGAGAACGAGCTGCTAAAAATTACCGATATGCATAACGTTGAGGTGTTTTGCATGGCCTATGATAACTATCGTGAGTGCCAAAAAGAGATTGTTTTACATGGCATAACCTTAACCACTGAAGGTGGAAGCACAATCAAGAATCCAGCATTGACAGCACTCAATGAAGCGGTAAGGCAGATGGCAACTTTTGGTAGTTTGCTGGGCCTAGATCCTTCCTCTCGCCAGCGCTTAACTGGCGTTGGCAATAAAGAACAAACAAACCCATTTGCAGGTGTCCTTAATATGTAGATGCTCAAGCGAGATATATATATGGCTGATTATCCTAATGTTGATATCGCCAACAAATGGGCACGGTCGGTTGTTAAGGGCAAGGTACCAGCGTGCAAGTGGGTGGTTTTGGCTTGTAAGCGTCACCTAGACGACTTAAAAGCATCTAAAAAGCGTGGTTATCCATACAAATTTGACCCAAAAGCAGCCGAAAAAAAGATACTTTTCATTGAATTGCTACCTCATACGAAAGGCGAATGGGCTTTAAAGCGCTTAAAAATTAAGCTTGAGCCTTGGCAAAAATTTGGTATAGCAGTCACATTCGGCTGGGTTCGTAAAAAAGATGGGTTCAGACGCTTCCGTGAATCCTATTGGGAGGTGCCACGTAAGAATGGTAAGTCTGCTATTGCTGCTGGCGTCGCTCTTAATATGTTTGCCAACGATGGCGAGTTTGGTAGTGAGGTTTATTCAGGCGCCACAACGGAGAAGCAGGCTTGGGAGGTGTTCAAACCTGCTCGCCTGATGGTCTTGCGCTCGCCTGACTTAGTCGCAGCAACCGGCATACAGATTAACGCGGCAAGCCTTGAGCGTCCTGCTGACGGCTCATTATTTGAGCCTATTATCGGTGACCCGCCAGATGGACAGTCGCCGCATGGCGCTATTGTCGATGAGTACCACGAGCATGCAGATAGTCGCCTTTATGACACGATGCAAACAGGTATGGGTGCACGCCGCCAACCCATGATTTTCGTGATCACGACAGCTGGTCATAATATCGAGGGCCCTTGCTACGAGCTGCGCAGCCGTGTACAAGATATGCTGATTGGCAACGTGCCAGACGATGAGCTTTTCGGTTGGATTTGGAGTATTGACGAAGGCGATGATTGGACAGATCCAAACGTCCTAATCAAGGCCAATCCCAATTATGATGTGTCTGTATATGCTGACTTCTTAGAGTCGCAGCAAACAAAGGCCATAAATAATGCCAGCCGCCAAAACTCTTTTAAGACTAAGCATCTAAACGTCTGGGTATCTGCTAAGTCGGCATTCTTTAACATGGAGCACTGGCGAGCATGTGCTGATGACACGCTTAATCTCGATGATTTTGCAACCACACCTTGTGTGATGCCGATTGATTTGGCGTCAAAAATCGATATTGCGGCCCGCATTAACCTGTTTTATCGACACGAAGATGATGGCAGGCTGCATTATTACTGTTTGGCACCATGGTTTTATTTACCTGAAGATACGGTTTATAAAGGTGATGAAAAGCAATCGGTCGAGCGGTACCAGAAGTGGATGAACCAAGGCCTGCTTGAAGTACATGATGGCGCTGAAAACGATCTAAATGCCATCGCTGAAGATTTGGTTGTTGATGCTGGGAACTTCCCGCTCACTGAAGTGCCTTATGATGAATGGGGTGGTTTCCAAGTCGCCGCTACTATTGAGGCTGCAGGTTATGATGCGGTAAAGATACCTAAGACAGTAAAATCTTTCTCTCCTGCTATGCGTGAGCTAGAAGCAGCCATGAAAGGTGGGCGGTTTCATCATGACGGGCATCCGGTGCTGTCTTGGATGATTGGCAACGTGGTATCGCGTGAAGATGCCAATGGCAACGTATTCCCACGGAAAGAGACTAACTACAAAAAAATCGATGGTGCTGTTGCTCTGTTAATGGGTATCAGCCGCGCCATGGTGCTGGCAGGTGATGGCGGCGGTGATAATGGCTTTTACGATGACCCAATCATGATTGGCGTTTAATATTAAGGATTTAATGTGCGTAATCTAATCAAGCCCAAGCGTCTTGCCAGAGCTGCACAGGCGGCGATCAGCTTTCTAGGCTTGGATGGACAGCTGAGTCTAACGCCTAGTGATAACGTGTCCACTAGGACGGCCAGTGGCAAGAATGTCACTGTTGATAGTGCCTTGCAGCTTAGTACGGTTTTTTCGTGTGTGCGGTTGGTAGCAGAGACGGTGTCAACATTACCGCTAAAGGTTTATGAAACCAAAGCCGACGGTAGTCGTGTGGTGGCCAAACAGCATCCATTATATGACCTGCTATGTCGGTCGCCCAATTATGAGATGACCCCAGCGCGATTCATGCAAATGATTGTGGCAAGCCTACTGCTATGGGGTAATGCCTACGTTGAGATTAAGCGCAATGTTACAGGTAGGCGCATTATATCGCTTGAGCCGCTATTACCGCAGAATGTAAAAGTAGGTCGCAACAAAAACAATAGCGTACTCGAATACAGTTATGTTGAAGGCACAAGCCGCCGTGATATTGATCATAAAGACATCATGCACATTCGCGCGTTCGGCATCGATGGCGTCATGGGTATCTTTACGATCAACAAAGGGCGTGAAACTTTTGCTACCGCCGCATCAGCCGAACACGCGGCTGGCAAGTTTTTTGAAAATGGTTTGCAGACGTCTGGGTTTTTGACAACGGATCAGAAGCTCACGGGTGAACAGCGCAACAAGCTACACGGTCATATATCCAAATTTATGGGCAGTAGCAATGCTGGTAAGACGATGGTGCTCGAGCATGGTATGCAGTATCACGGCGTGACAATGAACCCAGAAGCGGCGCAAATGCTTGAGACGCGCGCTTTTGAGATTGAAGAGATCTGTCGCTGGTTTCGCGTATCGCCAATTATGATTGGTCACTTTAACAAACAAAGCTCTTGGGCCGCGTCAGCTGAAGCGCAAGATTTACACTTTTTGAAATACACGTTCCGGCCTTTACTAGTCAATATTGAGCAAGAGATTTTGCGCTGCTTGATAGGCCGCATTGAAAGCGATAAATATTATGTCGAGTTTAATGTTGAGGGGCTGTTACGAGCTGATAGTAAAACGCGATCCGAATATTACGCATCTGGCCTTAATAACGGTTGGATTAATCGCGATGAGGTCCGCTCTAAAGAGAACATGCCGCCGATCGAAGGCGGTGGAAAATACACTATCCAATCAGCACTAATCCCGCTTGAGAAGGTGGGCACAAACTACAATGGAGTTGCCAACGATGAGCAAGCGAACGATGATGCCTAAAGCGGATTTTGAGGCGACACACGATATAAAAATGCCATTGGCGCTAGATAGCTGGAACCCTGATATCAAAGCTGCTGATGACGACTCTGAAAATGTGATTAATATCTTAGAGCCTATCGGCTACGACTGGTGGACGGATGGCGGCATCACTGGAAAAACCATTAGCGCCCAGCTTAAACAATTTGGTAATGCTGATATCGTGGTTAATATCAACTCTCCTGGCGGGGATGTTTTTGAAGGCCTTGCCATCTATAACATGCTACGCGAATATGGCGGCCATGTGACCGTTCGCGTACTTGGTATGGCTGCAAGCGCCGCATCATTTATCGCTATGGCGGCCGATGAGGTCAAGATTGCGCGCGCTGGTTTCTTCATGATCCATAATGCTTGGACTGGCGTCGGCGGCAATCGCAACGACATGCGCGATGTGGCTGATTTTTTAGAGCAAATCGATAGCACTATCGCTGATATTTATCACGTCAAAAGTGGTCTTGATGCCGCCGAGCTATCAGAGCAAATGGATAAAGAGACTTGGATTAATGGCAAGCAAGCCGTTGAGACAGGTATGGCTGATAGCTTTTTAGACTCTGATGTGATTACTGAGCAGACAAACAACTGTGCTAAAGAGCGTATCGCTGCCCACAAACTAGATTTGATCATGGCGCAGGCGGGTATGACTCGCAAAGAGCGCCGCGGCCTTGTGAAAGATTTAAAGAGTACGCCTAGCGCTACTCAACCAGATGCTACGCAAAACGCTGGCATTGACCTGAGCGGATTGATTGACGGTCTGCAAAATGCGATTGACTCAATCAAACTAGACTAAACAAACCTATTCATTCATCCGGTCGCCTTTTGGCGGCCTTTTTTGTGAGAAAAAATTATGACTGATCAAACCAAGGATCAAACCGCAGAACAGCTCAAACAGGTTAATGCCAAAGTTAAAGAGCTGACCGAAAAGACACTGCCTGCTGCTGAAAACGCTTTGAAAGAAGCGCAAAAGGCTGGCGAGCTATCAACTGAAACAAAAAACAAAGTCGATGAATTGCTTACTGACTTAAATACCATGCGCGATACGCAGAACAAGCTACAAACTGAGCTTGGTGAGGCAGAGCAGTTATTTGCGCGTATTGGTAGCGGTAATGGTGATCAGTCGCCATCGCGTAACCGCGCAGGCGATTTGGTTATTGCAAATGACAGAATTATCGAATTTAGCAAGAATGTTTCTGCCGGTCGACGCCTAGCTATCGATGTGCCACGCGCAGCACTAACCTCATTCGCCGTAAATCCTGTAGATGGTAGCACCAAGATTGTTACCAACCCAAACCAGCGTTTGACAGTACGTGACTTACTAGCGCCGGGCGACACAGAATCAAGTGCAGTGGCGTATCTACGTGAAACGTTATTTACGAATAACGCGGCACCGGTCGCTGAAAACACCACTAAACCTTACTCAGAAATTGAGTTTGAAGAGGTGCTGTCTGGTGTCAAGACGATTGCTCACTTGATGAAGATTGCCAAACAGACGCTTGATGACTTGCCGCAACTACGCAGCATCATTAATGGCCGTTTGCTCAATGGTCTTAAGCGTGTAGAAGATACGCAGCTGCTATTTGGTAGCGGTACTGGCAATAATTTGCACGGCATCTATACGCAGGCCACTGCATTCGCCAATCCTAGCACTAAGACTACGCCGTCAAACAGCTTGGATTTAATGCGCTTGGCTATGCTGCAGGTTACTTTGGCTGAGTTATCAGCAACCGGTCACGTCATGCACGATATCGACTGGACTGATATTGAGCTGATGAAAGACGCCAGTACTAACGGCTACCTATTCAGCAATCCATTTGGCACCTTAGAAGCGCGCTTATGGGGTCTGCCAGTGGCGCAAACCAACCAGGCTGGCATGTTAGGTAACTTCTTAACTGGCTCATTCGCTGACGCCGCGCAAATCTTTGATCGTGAAGACGCAAACGTTGTCGTCAGTACCGAAAACGCGGACGACTTTGAGAAAAATATGGTCTCAATCCGTGCTGAAGAGCGCTTAGCACTGGCCGTATATCGTCCGCAAGCGTTTGTTAAAGGTTCGCTAACTGTCTGATAATAATTAAGACTTGATTGTTAAGAATATGATGAAAAACGAAACTCGTATCGCGGGTTTCGTTTTTTTTATTAAGCCAAAGCCAATTTATAAGTTGTTTTTGGCTTACTAAAAGGAGCAAGTTATGAAAGTTAAATTTAAAGACGTTATTTGCATGGGTAATCAAACATATAAAGCCGGCGATGTTGGTGAGTTTACCGATATCACAGGTCAACAACTGATTGATAAAGGCTATGCAGAGGCGGCTGACGATAAGGATGAATCTGACAATAAATCCAAAACAGCCAAAAAACCCACCAAAAAAGCTGAGTAATAATCATGAAAGTCAAAATATTAAAACGAATGATGATTGATCGCACGATTGCACAAAAGAACGAAGTGCTAACCGTAACTGCCAAAGAAGGCAAGGATCTGATTGACAAAGGTCATGCTGTCGAAGTTGAATCACCTCAATCGACTGCATCAAAACCAGAAACAACCAAAAAGGCCGATAGCAAGGCTAAAGACGACAAGGCAGATTAACGATGGTGACTCTTGAGCAGGTAAAGTTCCAATGCCGCATCGACCACGATGATGAAGACGCTTTATTGCTTGGGTATGTGGCAGCCGCTCGAGATCATATTCAGATGTATCTTGATCGTACTATTTATGAGTTGGCAGTACCAAGTGAAGATCCAGATGGCGTGCTAGATAATGCGTCTATTGATCAAGCGACATTGATGATAGTGGCGCATTGGTACGCTCATCGTGAGTCAGTCAGTGATTCGTCAATGGTTGAGGTGCCGATGAGCGCTTACCATGTACTACAGCCATACCGCCGCATGGGGGTTTAATATGAATTGTAAAGGATGTGAGGCGCGTCGTGAGTGGATTAAAGACAGAACCAGCGAAGCCAAGCGAAGAGCCAAGCTGCTCTTGCAAAGACTTAATAGCGCTGATGACAAAGGTAGTCGAGCAAAATACGATACTGATTCAGCAAATCGACATTAGTAACCAAAACACTGCTGAGCTCATCGACCAAAACAACGATCTGATAAATGAGCTAGTCGAACAAGAAGATGACGCCGACGCAGGCTCGACCTTTTTAGATATGGATTAATTATGGCAGTCAATGCGGGCGAGTTACGTCATAGAGTTACTATCCAGCGCTATATCAGCGGTGGCCGTGATGCAGACGGGCATCGGTTAGATGGCGCGTGGACCACTCACAAAAAAGTTTATGCCAAGATCACGCCGCTATCTACTAAAGACTTGCTGACAGCGCAGGCGGCTCAGTCAGAAATTACCGCTAGAATGATGGTTCGTTATAAGACCGGCACCAGTCTCGATACGACTATGCGCGTGATTTGGCAGGGCCGTACTTATGCGATTGATAGCCAAGGCTTACCTGATAACGAAACCGGCGTCGAGTATATGACCTTCAATCTTGATGGTGGTGTTGAGCATTTTAGGGATTGATTTTTATGTTATAATTACTTCGCCGACTGTGGAACGGCTTGCCGAGGGGATGCTGCGCGCACTGAACCATTGACAGCTAAAGATGAAAGCGAGATAACGACACTTAGACGTAAGTGAAGTAACTCGTAATTAGTCACCACTGCTATTATATTTTAAGGCCTTATCTTAATTGATAGGGCTTTTTTTATGGGCGATATTTATGGCAAACGATATAACCGGTCTCGATGAAGTTCAAGCAAAACTGCGTCAGCTTGGTAATAAGCGTAAAGCTAAAAACGCCGCCAATCGCGCTAGTCGCAAAGCTATGAACATCGTCAAAAAAGCCGCGCGTGAGAATGCCAAACGTATCGATGATAAAGACAGTCCCGAAAAGATTTGGAAGAACATCGTTACCAAGGCTGGCAAGACAAAAGGTTATGACAACGTCACGATGAAAGTGGGCGTCAGAGGCGGCGCTAAAAAATACGCTAACACCCGTGCTAACAGAAGAGCAAACCGCGCTGGACGCAGCTATCAAACCCAAGGCAGCAAAAAGAACCCCGGCGGCGACACTTGGTACTGGCGCTTTAAAGAGTTTGGGTCCGCTACTAATAGCGCAGACCCTTTCTTGCGTCCGGCGCTGAATAATAATATCAACGCCGTGCAAGCGGAGTTTACCCGCGCTTATAGCGCTGAACTTGATAAAGAGATTGCCAAACTATGAGCGATTTGCCTATTTACCGCATGCTTAATGCCGACGTTGGCGTGACGTCGCTTATAGATGTAGAAGCCAAGGTTTGGGAGGCTGTCGCACCTGAGGGCACCCAAGCGCCTTATGTGGTGTGGCAGATCATCAGCGGTCAAGCTGAGAACCACTTGGACGCACCCGCCAACTTTGACAACGTGCAATTTCAAATTATGGTCTATGACACGAGCTCTAAATATGCCAGCGCGTTACGTGGAGCGATACGCAGCGCATTAGAGTCGCGTGCATGGATATTAAACCCCACCATCAATCAATATGATTCCAACGCTCGACTTTACGGGCGCGGCTTTGATGCCAATTGGATATCGGATCGTTCAACAACAGAGGATTAGCATCATGGCTAAAGTCGAAAAAGGCGTACTATCACAAGGTACGCAAGTATGGATTAAGCATGGCGATACGCCTGAGCTTACTAAGATGATTTGCATCACAGGTATTACACTCGGCGATGATAGTGTCAATGATATTGACGATACATGCCTAGAAGAAGAGGATACCACTACATCGGTACCAGGACTTACTACGCCCGGTGAAGGCTCTATCTCTATTAACACTGACCCCAAAAATGAGACGCATATGACGCTACTGCAGTTGGCTGATGAACGCGCCACTATCGAGGTCTTTATTGGTTGGTCGGACAGTAAAGAGCCGCCAGTGCTTGAGACTGGCTCTGTAACGCTACCACCGACTCGCACTTGGACTTCGTTCGTGACCCAATTGAAAGACACCAACCCTACGTTTGAACCAAACTCACTGGTCAAGCACTCAGTACCGATGAAGCGTCAGTCCAAGGCTATTACGGCGTATAAGACAAATCCGTAAGCTTTATAAAAGATACGAATGGATTAGCTGGTTAAACCAAAAGCCCCTTTATTGGGGCTTTACTTATTTATAGGATTACAAAAATGGCAAAGATATTATTGTCAGATGTGAAAGCGGGTAGCTTGGTTGGTGAAATACATTCAGAAAAGGTTGAGTTTTATCACAAAGGCGAGCTTTGTGAAGTCGATATTATGTTCAAGACTCTTCCTTTTGCCATAAGCGATGATCTGCACAACCGTATGAACAATAAGGAAGATGTGGCCGCTGAATGGATTAGTAAGTCTTTAGTTGATGAAGACGGTAAGTTGCAATTCACCAAAAAACAAGTCGAAGATAATTTTATTCAGCCACTGGCGAACGCGGTATTTAACAAGGTATGGGGGCTGGATAATATAAAAAAGGCGGTAGAGAAGCAGGCGCCGAAGAAGAAAAAGGAATAATCGCCGGCGAGCATGAGCTGTTGTTTGAATTGGCTCTCAACGGTATAGGTGGTAATAGTGTTCATCAAGTAAAAACCAATCTAACGATGGTTGAGATTAAGCAGTGGGCGGAATACCGCTATCGCCGTGGTAGTCTAAATGTGGGCAGAAGAGTCGAACAAGCGGTCGCCAACATGATGGCTATCTATATCAACTCTCAAGGGGGTGATATAGAAGCGCTTGAGCTCATGCCACATGAAGATGATGTGATCGTCAGCTTCGAAGATCAGATTAATGAGTAGACATTTGTTTTATAAATTAAAGTTGCTCTAATGTTACTATTGTTTTATATTCATAGCTTCTGTGTTTCAAAAACAAGGAGTTGATCTGTGCATAAAACATTAGTCTGTGTCGCTATGTCGTTTGCAGTTGTCGGCTGTGCTACACCATTAACCAACTATCAGCCTACCATTCAAAAAATTAGTGAGCCGCCAATTAACAGTGTTAATGAGGCTTATGTGGGCGATAGAATGCTAAGTCAGGGTGTAGTGACAGAACGTGAAGCTTTATATTTTCCTGTCACTCAAAAGACAAGCTTTCAACACACTATCCAACAAGGGTATTATCCAAAGCGTGGTGAAGATGCTGAATATATTCAATATGGCATCTCAAATGAATCCGGTGCAGGAAAGATTATAGACGGTCCTTTATCAGATCCAACACAAAGTGTAACTCTAAGAAAATCTGACAACGCTATCTGCATGTTTACTATCTATAATATGAATGTAGATTGTAAGACAGGATTGGACTTTAAACAACGGAATTGGACTACTGCTGAAGCAAACAGCTTTCAGCAGACACTAATATACAATGGCAAAGTAGGATCGAAAGTTAATATTGGGTATAGAGAGTTTTCAGGCGATATGGCTCGCCCTGCTTTCAGTAACGCAGTTGAATACGACTTAGATGATTCACGTCAGATTGGTTACAAAGGCGCTTTATTGGATATCATAGATGCAAACAACCAAATGATTAAATATAAAGTCTTGAAAAACTTTAATACTCAATAATATTCAACTGTCTAGTAAGTGGCATAAGCAATATTCACCTCAGTCAGCAATGATTGGGGTTTTTTATTATCCAAAAAAAGGTGTTTATCATGGCAACAAACTCACTTGGTAGACTGACGCTTGATTTGGCGGTACGCCTAAGTGAGTTTACAGATGGCTTGACCCGCGCAGAACGCGAAACCCGTGACCGTACCGAGAATATGGGTAAGTCAGTATCTAAGTTTAAAGATCAGTTGATTGAGGACCTCAGTGGCACGCCTATCGGTGGTGCTATTGACTCTCTTAACGAACAACTTGATTCTATCTCTGATGCTTTTGGCAAAGGTGGATTAGCGGGCGCAGCGGCGGTGGGTGCTGCTTCTGTTGTAGCGTCAGTGGCGGTCATGGGTGCAGGCTTAGTAACGCTAGCATTGCAAACGGCGGAAGCGGATGAGCAATTAGTAAGATTAGCAACAAGAGCGAACACGTCTACTCAAAATCTACAGGTGCTAACAGCCGCTACTAAAAGTTACGGCTTAGAGATGGAAGGTGTTGGCGATATATTGGCCGATGCTCAAGAAAAGCTTGGTGAGTTTAGTGCTACTGGTGGCGGCGGCTTGGTTGACACCTTAGAGCTTATGCAAGAAGCCACTAATAAAACTGACGCGGAGCTTGAGATATTCGGTAAAAGCCTGTCAACGATGGATAGCGTCGATGCTATTCAAGCCGTCGTAGATGAAATGGAGCTGGCAGGGGCAACCACCCAAGAGGTTAGATTTGTCACTGAGTCTTTGGCTAGTGGCCTTGGCGATATCATACCCTTGTGGGATAACAACGGCGAAGCGCTCAGAAACTATGAGCGCGATCTTAATGAAGCGGGCGTAATCAGAACCAAAGAGTCTATAGAGCAATCTAAGATATTAGCCAATGAAGTCGAAGGGCTAAAGATTAATTTTGAGGGCGTACGCAATGAGCTGGTTACTGAGGCTCTCCCGGCCATGGCGACGCTAATAGAGTACTTTAAGGAAGGCACGAAACAAGGCGGTAGCTTTAAAGACGAAGTTAGCGGCGTTGGACAAGCTATAAACATAGCCGCCGCTTCAGTAGTTGGGATAGCGGCGGGTATCGGGCAGCTCATCAATGCTTTTTCAGCAGTCGGTATGCAGATGCGCAATATTGGCCAAACCGCTGAGAACTTCTTCAGCGCAGATACTTTAGCGGATAAAGGTAAGGCTCTATTTACCGGGTTCTTCAGCGCTGGCGCTTTAGCGAGTGGCAGTATGTTGGATATATCTAGCCAGTGGGCTAGGGATATGGAAACTATAGACAAGCTATTGGATGGCGCGTCTAGCAAAATGAATAGAATCAATACACAGCGCCCTGCAATCAATAATTCATTCGGGAGTGTGTTAGGCGCAAGCGGCTCCAATGTGGCTTTTCCTTATAACAATAATGGGGTCCCTTATAGAAATAGTGCGGTAGATGCGGAGATAAAAGCTACTAGGGCCTTGGCTGATGCCGCTGAAAAAGAGGCTAAGGCTAGAGAAAGAACTGCTAAAGCAACCGCTGATGCTTCTAAATATATCCAATACGCAAACAAAGGCGCAATTCGAAATCAACGCTTAAATCCCGAGCTCGAGCAAGCATTATCTTTTTTACAAGAAGAAGGGATAGTTTTCAAAGTAAATTCAGGCGGTCAGCCTGGCAAGGGATCAGGTGGCAAGCGAGTTGGCTCTACTGCGCATGACCATGGCTATGCCGCTGATGGTGATCTATATAAGGGTGGTAAAAAACTAGACTGGAATAACTCTAAAGATTTACCACTGCTAAAAGCTATCGTTGAAGAGGCCGCCGCACGTGGCATCAATGGTATCGGTGCTGGTAATGACTATATGGGCGCTGGGCGCTTTCACTTTGGTATTCAGCAAAACGCAGCGGCTTGGGGCAAAGATGGCAAAGGGGCCAATGCGCCAGGATGGCTGAAGGCTGCGCATAGCGCTGGCATGTCTCGTAAATCTTCAGGTACGTTTTATGGCAAAGCTTTAGCGCAAGATGCCAAGATTGCTGAACAAGCTCAGCGCGAACAAGCAAGACTCGCTGCAGAAGCCTTGCGCCAGCAAGAAGAGATTAAACGCGCTCAACTCTCTATCGTCAATCAATACGCAAGCGATAAAGAGAAAATCGAACTTGATCATATCGCTCGTGTCGAAAGTATAGAAGAAGCTTACGCCGAAGGCTCTGCTGAGCGAGCTAAGTATTTGGCACGCGAAGAAGAGCGCTACGCTAAAGAAAAAAATGCAGCAGCTCTATCCATCATGGAGAGATACCAAGGCGAGGAGCAGAGCATCCATGCCAGGCATCAAAAAGCACTCAAAGAAATCGAAGCTGCCAACATCAAAGATGATAGCGTGCGTCAAATGTATGTTGACCTACAAAACGCAGCTTACCAAGAAGATTTAGATAACTTTAAGTTTGCATCAGAGGCCAAGGCTCGTGCTCAGGACAAAATGTATCAATCCATTGCTGATAGCGCCCGTGCAGGCGGTATAAACGCGCTAAGCACTGGCAAAGATAGCATGATGCAGCGCACATTAAACGATGAAGAGTATCAAGAGTGGCGCTTGAATCAAGATTATGTAGAGGGTTTTGACTCTATTAATAATCAGTATAAATCTCGCGCAAGTGAGATTAACGCTGTCGATGAGCGTGGCAATTATGCGCTGCCTGAGCTTGAGCGCTTTGAGTTATTGGAGATTGCCAAGCAAGAGCATCTTGATAAGATGTGGGCGCTTGAGCAGGAATATGCGTTAAGAGATAAGACACTAGCAGAACAGCAGGCAGCGCAGCGGGTCGCTATTTATCAAAGTCTCTTCGCTGGCATGACCGAAGCTGCAGCCGTGTTTTTTGGTGAAAGCTCGAGAATGCATAAGTTAGCCTTCGCTGCAGAGAAAGCATACGCCGTGCATAAAGCGCTTATGAATGTAGAGGAAACCTACTCTAATACTTTCAACTCACTCTCTGCCATCCCGCTGTTCGGTCCTTATATCGCAGCCCCAGGAGCCGCAGCCGCGGCGGCTATACAAGTCGCAAGTGCTGCTAGTATTCAAGGCATGAACGCGCCATCAGTCGCCGGTATCGCCCACGGTGGTCTTGATTATGTGCCAAAAGAGTCAACGTACCTGCTTGATGAGGGCGAGCGCGTGCTATCTCCCAAGCAAAATAAAGACTTTACCCGCTTTATGGATACTGCAGGCAGGCAAGGCAATATTACGATCAACAACAACTCTAGCGCCGAGGTCAGCGCTCGCCGCGAACCAAACGGCGCAGTCACTATAGATATGGTAGACAAAATGATTGAAAAATCGTTTCGTCGTATTGGTCGCCCCAACTCGGTAGAGAGTAAATCAATACAACGCCATACAACAGCAAGGGTCAAACGTTAATGAATAACTTTGCATTATGCCCACTACAGCGCGGTTACACGCCTGAAGTGGCAAACAACTTGCTTGAGCAGGCGCTGGCAGGCGGGTTTGCTCGTCAGCGCATTCAGTTTGTTAATAATGTACATACTGTCACAGCGTCAGTCATGCTCGATGAAAAAATTAAGCAGCAGTACTTTTGGGCTTTTTGGAGCAATCATCAGACGAATCCACGGCCATTTCTTTGGCGCTTGATCGTCGATGATACTGAGATGACGACTTACGTCTGTCAGTTTGTCGCAGGCTCGCTACGTGTTAATGAGCGTGACGGTAAAGTCTATAGCGTATCGTTTGGCCTGCGCTTAAAACCAAACCATACCGCCAAGGGATTTGATGAAACCATTATTGGTCTGTGGGAGTCAGGCGACCCGCGCAAGTTACTTAATTTACTCGAAAAACTGGTAAACGAAGATTTGCCTGATGCACTAGGGAGTTTGTAATGGCGGTAACGATTGACGATATCAAAGATCTGCATCTTGATAGTGCGCCCAGTATTGCCGCACTTGAGACGATAGAGGTTAGCCATAGTCTTTGGCCAACACCAATACG